AGTAATTAGCGAGGGAGGTTTTTTCTGTTCAACCTCTTCCTCCTCTAAGAAAGCATAGCTTAACATTTATATAATCAAAGATTTAATTCATTCTTTTTGGACTTTCTTCCTCTTTTGGGTTTTGAAGCTGGGATGGCAACTTCCTTAACCTGTTCCTCTTCCTGAGTTTGTTCCTCACCGTGGTCTGACACGATATCTGAAATATCATCATCATCCTGTGGAACAGGTTCTGGTCTGCTGATTGAAGTTGATGAAACTGGTGGTGGTGGTGGCATTGAAATGGTTCCCATGAGTTGGGACAAGTCAATACCTGGACCACTCATTTCATATTCCTCCCCTGAGGGTGGAGCTGCGGTGGGTGTTTGTTGTTGTGGTGCTTGTCCCCTTGGAACTGTGTTCTTAACGGCTGACATCATTGATTGCGCAAGTCCTGGGTTTTGCTTCAAAATATCATTGACATTTGGAATAGCAGCCTTGAACATACTGTTTGTAAGGTGGAACATCATTGCTGAACCACCAAGCATCATAATCAATTTGACTTCTGGTGCCATTTGCATCTTGGTTCTATACTTAGCGTAAAGTTCCTCGAATACCCCATCATATGAATCAATATCTTCCATAATAGATTCTGACCAACCCTCTAGCTGTAGCTCGAATGGGTTGTATCTCCTGTTAAGGAATTCCAAACCTGTTGTGCACGCTACGAGCATTCTCCTGGAAAATTTGATGGAACCTTCTACTTCTATTCCATACATAATACGCTTGTATTCCGCTCTCATCTCATTGACATCTGAATAGGCATTCAAACGCTTGTTTATAGTGAAACCCTTCTTTTCTAATCTGGTAAGCTTGTTTAAGAGGTCAGCTTTTTCATCGTCTACACTAAAATATCCAGTAGATGGTTTTTCTATTTGGGGTTGTCTCATGATGCTTCCTGCTTCCGATTGATAATCTGGCATTTCGTCATCGTCATACCCAACCTGTTGGTTTCCAAACATTGGTTCAGGGGGTTTTTCTTCCTGTTGTTTCATTGGATTTGCAAAAGCATCTAATTCATCATCCATCATCATATCATCCATTGGTGGGGCTTGTCTAGATCCTGGTCTCTTGAGGGGTTTTGATTTTTTCTTTTTAGAAATTTCAATCTCATCCCACAGGCGCTGTTCGTCCTCATCAAAATTCATGGTAGGTGCCTCACCCCTGTCTATGACAATCTCATCCATTATACTCTTATGCTTTAAATTATCTTTTCGTTTTTAACTCACTTTTTTTCTTATACCAATATATACAAAAATGCTTGGTATGAACAAAACCAATACAACAATTGTCAAGTGGATTCTTGTGGCTTTTATGCTCGCCATCCTTATCCAAATGTTTAAGGGTTCCTCCACCTACGCTCTCCGTGAGATCAAAATCAAGGAGAAGAACACCGACTCTATTGCGGGTCTCCCATATTCCTTGGAATGTGTTCCAGGTGCTGCCAAGGGTTCTCCCTACACCAAGGACTTAACCCCAGGGGGTGCGTGTGGCATCCAAAAGATTGTCTATGACCAATCTGATTATGAAGTTGTCGGCGGAATTGGTGAGCCACTTATCTAAAAAATAAAACCAAATATATAATATAATGAACTTGCCAGACAAGAATTACGATTATTTCACAGTGACAGTAGATACTTTGGGGCAGGCGAGTAAAAATTCTTTTTCTGTGTATTTGAATGAACCATTAAAGAATGTTGTTGAGGCTAAATTATTGAGCACACACATTCACACTAGTGATGCTGTTCAACATTTGTATGTAGATATTGATGAACTCAAAACAATGTTTAGTGAAAGAGCTGCAGCTGAATATAATGGTTCAAGTGAAATTTCTCGGGTCAGGGGAGTATTTGGAAGTATTGTAACTCCCTCAGAACATACAGGAAGCGAACAACTTATTATGTTTAAAGAGAGAGATCATTATGAAATCTCCCATGAATACCCAAACCCACTTAAAAGGGTATCTCGCCTTACTGTTTCCTTGTTGGACCAAACAGGTAATACAATTCCAAACCCATCTCAAGTAACAGATGAAAATTTCCTTGTTATGAAATTTAAGTGTATGAGCCCAAGTGTCATTCTTCCATAAATGTATAGTTATCAATCATGTTTTATTGTCTATTAAAAAAATATGATTAATAATTAAATTAGTATGAGTTCTACAGCAATTCAGAGGTTAGTCGCGATTGGAGCTCAGGATGTTCATTTGACTGGTGACCCAGAAATTTCATTTTTTAACAGTTCTTATAAAAGACACACAAATTTCAGTCAAGGTGTTGAAAAATTGAGATTGACAGGGAAACCCAAAGCGGGGATGTTTTCAACAATTCAAGTTGAGAAAAAGGGTGATTTGGTTGGTTATATGTATATAGCACCAGAAGACATTGGCTCTGAAGAAGCTCACTCCGAGGGTGATTGGAGTACATTGGTTGAGTCAGTTGAATTATACATTGGTGGTAGATTGGTAGATCGCCAAACCTCACTCTTTACAGAGGCGTGTGCTATTGATTTTATGGCAAACAATATTAGTAAGAGTTTCTACGGTTGCCACCAGGGTTATTCAGGGATTTCTTATTTCTTCCCATTCCGCTTCTTTTTCTGTGAGAATGTTCAATCTGCTCTACCATTGTGTGCCATGCAATACCACGATGTAGAAATCAGAGTGTATTGGGCTCGGGATGCTGAATTCTATGGTTGGGAATGCTATGCCAACTATTACCATTTGGGCGAAGAAGAAAGACAATCCTTGAGATCACGACCCCTTGATATGTTGATTACCCAAGTTCAGGAGAACCAACCATCAAATGATTATGTCCAAGAGCTAAATTATAATCACCCCGTGAAATGTATTATCAACTCAGATACACGACTTTTCGGTGATATTAATGTGAATTGGAATAAGATGAAATTGAACATCAATGGTGAAGATATGACAGATTGGAAATATTGCGTTCCACACTTTGTGCACATCCCTGCTTATTATCATTCAAACAACACACAGATTCCTGATGTAATGATGTACGCTTTCGGTATATCAGTTACACAACTTCAGCCAACAGGTTGCCTCAATTTTAGTAGAGTTTCAAGTTTTAAAATGGAAAGTTATTACTTACCTATTACATACCCAACTTACGCTATAAGTTATAATATCCTTCGGGTTCAAAATGGACAAGCGGCTTTGATGTATGCGAATTAATATAATTTTCTAACTCTATTCTAAAATATGGTGAAGGCTGGAGGAGGTTCAGGTACTCTTGTGACAGACCTGGAGTTTAATAAGTACGCGTCCAATGTTGTGGGTTATGACCCAGTAGCGAAACAGTTGTATGATCTTGGTTCAATAGATATTGTCATGAACCTGCAAGCGATCACAGAAATTGGCAATTTAACAATGGAAACCGTTCAATTTGAAGGTTATCCAACTGCTTTTATTGTTCCTTGGGGTATGACTGGTTTCGGTAATAGTTCACCAGAGCATTTGATGGATATAAGTTCTATAGCATACTTTGAGGATTTATATCCCGAGGAGAATGTGTTTGTTCTAAATGGTAATATGTCTGCGCACTATTATCATGGTGATGGTCGGTATTTGTCAAATATTACAAGTAATTTGCAAACAATAGCGGAGTTAGATGCAAATACTTTTAGAACATTGATTTTGGCGAATGCGACAACAGCGTTTGAAGTGACTGCAAACATTGCAACCTCAAATGGGTTGATTATTTATGGCGACGAGGAGAAACAGATCAAAATAGGCTCTGCCAATTACGAGGGTAATTGGTATTCACGAACCATAGCGATTGGTTCCAAGGCGGGGCATTTTGAACAACAAACAGATTCCATTGCGATTGGGACTGGTGCGGGTGAGATTTCACAGAATTTGTCAGCGATTGCTATTGGCTATAATGCGGGTTCAAACAACCAGGGTGCCAATACTATTGCCATCGGTTCATTGGCAGGGACAAATTCACAACCTGAAAATTCAATTATTTTGAATGCGTCACCCGAGGCGTTAGAGGCGTTTGAGAGCAACACTCTACACATTAAGCCAATCAGACATGTTGATGATTTGGCGGCAAATGTCTTGGGATACACTGCGAATAATGAGATTGTGGATCACACTGTGATGACAATGGCACCAAATTTAGTTTCCATTGATGGTTCCTTGTGGGTGACTGGAAATCTTAAGGCAGATGGAAACTTTGTAGCGATGGGTGTAGAGAATTTAATTGTGGATGATCCAATCATTCATTTGGGTAATGCCAACTTTGGTGTGGGTAATGATACTGGTATTGTGATGGAGCAAATGGATTCCAATGTTGCATTGTTTTACAAAAACTCAAGCAATGAATTCATCTTGTCTAAGACTTTGAATTCTGCGTATGACACCACCCTTACTGTGGATTCCGTGGATCATTCCAACTTGATTGAGACCTTCAACATTTACGGTAATGTGACTGCGTTTTACCATATTGGTGATGGTTCTCTCCTATCAAACTTGAGCGTCAATATTCAAGATGCTTCACTCAATGGAAATGTGACAACTGAGACTATTTTGTTTGAAAATGCTCACGCTGCCTTTGTTATTGATAGCAACATTGAAGCGAACACTTCCATTACAATCCTCAACCGTGACCCAACAAAGAATTCAGTGCATATTGGCTCTGAATCATACGATGCCTACGGTGCGGCGTCTATTGGTATTGGTCGGTTGGCTGGTGTGACAAGCCAAGGTGAAATGGCTATTGCTATTGGTTCAAACGCGGGTGAGACAGAACAAGGTGCGAACTCAATTGCTATTGGCTCCTTCGCGGGTCAAACATCCCAAGGTGGCTCATCAATTGCGATTGGTGAATTGGCTGCCACTACAAACCAACACATGAACACTATTGTTATTAATGCTTCCAACGCTATTGCCTTGGAAACAACTAACGCGGATGCTTTGTATTTGGCACCAGTTCGTGATGTTACAAATGTTTTCTCCAACCTTTTGGTTTATAGCGAGGAAAATGAAGTTATTAAATATTCCAATATGTGCACCTCAAATGTTGGTGATTTGACTGTCACCGACAACATTTACTCCAAGCGCCTCTTCACAGATGCCTTGACAATTGGTGCCAATATTGTGATGGATGATACTTTCTCAAATGTTATTACTGTCACTGGTAATGTCTTTGTTTCCAATGTCATCCAAGTCGGTGCCAACTTGTTCATTGAAGAAGAAGGCATGAATGTTTTAACAATTATTGGTAATGCCCATGTTTCCAATGTTGTTGAAGTTGGTTCCAATGCCATTATTAACGAATTTGGTTCCAATGTTGTTTTCGTTGAAGGCAACGCCCATGTTACAAATGTTGTGACAGTGGGTTCCAACCTTGTCATTGATGAATTTGGTTCCAATGTTGTTTTCATTGAAGGTAATGCGCACATTTCCAATGTTGTGACTGTGGGTTCCAACCTTGTCATTGACGAATTTGGTTCCAATGTTGTTTTCGTTGAAGGTAATGCGCATATTTCCAATGTTGTGACTGTGGGTTCCAACCTTGTCATTGATGAATTTGGTTCCAATGTTGTTTTCATTGAAGGCAACGCCCATGTTACAAATGTTGTGACTGTGGGTTCCAACCTTGTCATTGACGAATTTGGTTCAAATGTTGTTTTCGTTGAAGGTAATGCGCATATTTCTAATGTTGTGACCGTGGGTTCCAATCTTGTCATTGACGAATTTGGTTCCAATGTTGTTGAAATTTCTGGTAATGCTCACATTTCAGATTTATTGACAATTGGTTCAAATGTTACAATTGATGAGTTTGGTTCAAACATTTTAACAATTAGTGGAAATGCTGTTATTGATCCAATCCTCCAAGTTGGTTCTAACATCACAATGGATGATTTGGCTTCAAATGCACTCATTGTGAATGGAAACATTGTGGCTGACCGCATCTTCTTAGATGTCTTAGCCGTCGGTGCGAATTTGACAATTGATGATGTTGCTTCCAATGTCATTTCTGTCAATGGTAATGTCTCTGCCAACTATTACTTCGGTGATGGTGGATTGTTGAGTAACATTACAATCCAAGTTGCCAGTGATAAGGGCAACACTACTACAAACACTGTCATCTTCTCCAATACTGAAACTGGTTTGAAAGTTGATAGTAATGTTATGGTTGAAGGTGGTGTGGTTATTGTTTCAAACCAAGGAACTGGTTTCGGTAATGTCCACATTGGTTCCGACAACTATCACAACTATGGACCAGAAAGCATCGGTATTGGCTACAACGCGGGTGAATCCAACCAAGGAGCTGGTGGTATTGCGATCGGTGGTAGATCTGCTGTGTCTGCTCAAGGTTCAAATGCTGTTGCTATGGGTTCAGTTTCAGGTTCAGTAAACCAAGGTTCCAACGCGGTTGCTGTTGGTGTTGAGGCGGGCTTACTTAACCAAGGACAAGATGCTATTGCTGTGGGTTTCCGAGCTGGTTCCAACTTCCAAGGCACAAACGCCGTGGCTATTGGTAAGCATGCTTCAGAAACCAATCAACACACAGGTAGTATTGTTATTAACTCATCTGGTAATGCGTTCGGGTCTTCTAACACAGATGCCTTGTTTGTTAAACCAATCCGAGACATGACTGAATTCCAATCTAACCTCTTGGCTTACACCGAAGAAGGTGAAATTGTTGATTTCTCTAACATTTACACTTCAAATGTTGGTGATTTGTCAGTCTCTGGCAACATTTACGCGAAGCGTATCTTTACCGACGCCATTAATGTTGGTGCCAACTTGGTCATTGATGATGTGGCTTCAAATATCATCTATGTGACTGGAAACATTCACACAACTGGTGATTTGGAAGCTGGCAATAATGTCAAGGCTGAAAGCAACATTTACATTGGCGGTCTCAGTGCTTTGAGATACCCAATGGTTGATGAAAACAACTATTTGATAGATTCTAACATCTACGAAGAAGATGGAACAGTCATTGTTAATACTGATGCTGAAATCAGTGGTAATTTGATTGTTCATGGAACACGAACAGAACTTGCTACCGAAACAATGATTGTGGATGATGTTATTATTGGTATTGCCAACAATAACCCAAGCCACGCTTTGGATACTGGTATTGTTATGGAGCATCCAGGTCATAATGTGGGTCTCATTCACCACGGTGACG